AAATTATTTACGAAAACAGTTCAAACAAAACAAGCACCGATGACTATGTATAATAACATTGGTTATTCACTACCTAAAAAAGATTCTTACATAGATTTTGCCCAAGAAGGGTATCAGGAAAATGCAGTTGTTTATAAGTGTGTTAATGAAATTGCGAATGGTGCTTCTAGTGTCAGTATAAAATTATTTGATAATGATATTGAGATTGATGCTCACCCTATTTTAAATTTATTAAAAAGACCTAATCCATTACAAGCAGGCAACGAATTTTTTCAATGTTTATATTCATATCTGTTGTTGTCAGGTAATAGCTATGTTTTGCGAACGGGTCCAGAAAATGGCGAGCCTAAGGAATTGCATTTATTACGACCAGATAGAGTCGAAATAGAACCAAGCAATACTACTATCCCAAAAAGTTATATGTATAAACTGAAAGGACAAGTTGTAGATAAATATTCGGTAGACCCAGAAACAGGTCAAAGTGAAATAAAGCATTTTAAATTATTTAATCCAACTGATGACTATTATGGACTGTCACCAATTAGAGCATCAAGTGCAGATATTGACCAACATAATTACTCAGCCAAACACAATGTTAATTTATTGATGAATGGTGCAAGACCAAGTGGTGCGATAGTATTCAAACCAAAAGATGAAGTTGGGCAGTCAGTATCACTCACAGAATCACAACGACAACAATTAATATCAGACCTTGAGTTAAGGTTTCAAGGAACAAATAACAGTGGAAGGGCAATGCTACTTGAAGGAGACTTCGATTGGAAAGAAATGGGTTTAAGCCCAAAAGATATGGATTTTTTACAACTTAAAAATATGAGTGCTAGGGATATTGCTATGTGTTTTGGTGTGCCAAGCCAATTAGTAGGTATACCAGACGCACAAACATATTCCAACATACAAGAAGCAAGACTAGCATTATACGAAGAAACAATTATCCCTTTAATCAGAAGAGTTGAATCAGACTTAAATGAATACTTAATCCCATTATATGATGAAAGATTAAGAATTAGGTATGACATTGATTCTATTCCAGCTATGGCAGAAAGAAGAAAAAGAATTTATGAAAATGTAACTGTTGCAGTTAGAGAAGGGATAATTTCAAGAAATGAGGCAAGAGAAAGGTTAGGTCTTGAACCAATAAAAGGTGGCGATGATGTTTTTATTAGTGCAAATTTATTTCCTCTTGGAGCCCCAGAAGAGAGTAATTTAGACGAAGCACCACCACAACCAGACAAAGCTGGTGAAGATGCTTATGGATTTAAGTCAGAGGTAAGAAAAGATGTTTTTACAACAAGGGCTGAAGCTGAATCAAGAGCCAAGGAAATCGGATGTTCAGGCACTCACTTTCACGATGCTGATGGAAAAAGAGTTTATATGCCTTGTGCTTCACATAGAGATTATAGGAGATTAACTGGTAATGACCTTAAACAAGAATTGCGAAGAGATGTTTTTACAACACAAGAAGAAGCTGAAGAAAGAGCAACTGTAATTGGTTGTGAAGGTACACATTTTCACGACAGTGATGATGGTAGAGTTTTTATGCCTTGTGCAAGTCATAATGACTACAGAAGATTAACAGGAAGAGATTTAAAATATCATACAGCTGACCCAGAGTTTATAGTCGAACAAGACCCAAGAATGGGAGAAGGGGAAGATATTTTTGACTCTGTATCCGAAGCACAAGAAAGGGCTGATGAACTAGGTTGTGAAGGGCATCATACTTTACGAACACCAGATGGAAATATTTATATGCCTTGTGAATCGCATTCACAGTATTTAAGGGTCACTGGTCAAGATAAATCATTAGCAGATATAGACCTTAAGCCAACACAAGGTATGCAAGATGAAGCAAGAAAAGGTCTTGAATGGAGAAAAGAATTTAAAAGAGGTGGTACAGCAGTCGGATTAGCAAGAGCAAATCAGATTGTTAAAAGAGAAAATCTTTCACCGAGAACAGTTTTAAGAATGTATAGTTTTTTTGCAAGACACGAGGTAGATAAACAAGCTGAAGGTTTTAGTTATGGAGAAAAAGGATATCCAAGTAATGGTAGGATTGCTTGGGCATTATGGGGTGGCGATGCTGGGAAAAGCTGGGCAACCAAAAAAAGAGACCAAATAAAAGCTGAAGTTGAAAAAGCTTGTTGTCAGGATTGCGAAGAAAAGCAAGAATTAACAGGAAAGATAAAAAAAACATTACAAGGAAAAATGAAAGAACATAATGATAAATTTGGAGACAGAAAAGGTAAAAGAGTTACACTCAGAATGTTAGGTGCTGTATTTAGAAGAGGTGTTGGTGCATATAGAACTAATCCTGAATCAGTACGACGAAATGTTACTGGACCTGACCAGTGGGCAATTGCAAGGGTAAATGCTTACCTTTTTGCAGTTAGGACAGGAAGATATAGGGGTGGTCAATTTGATAGAGATTTACTGCCAAAAGACCATCCACTCTACAAAGCAAAAGGCAAAGAAGATTGAAAGTTGCCACTAAGCAAATACGTAATACACTTCGTAGAAGAATATCCAGAAGAAAAGAGTTTCAAGAACAAACTAGATTAAGAAAAAATTATGAAAAAAAATTTAGAAAACAACTTTTAGAATTCTTTAAAAACTTTTTAAATGAATATGCATCGTTATATGAAAATAATGTTCCGACATCTAAACTAATACTTGACCAACAAAATATTTTATTTCAATTATTCGCACAACATTATTCAACAGTGATTCGTGCATTTGGTACAAGAATGTTAGAGATGCTTCAAAAAAATGAAGAACAGTTTGAAATAATATACCAAGAATATTTAAGAGAAAATGGTGGCACTAAAATTGTTGGTATAGTAGAAACAACTAGAAGAAGTATTGTAAAAATTATAGAAGATAACTTGGAAGAAAATGAAGGTCAAGTTGTTATAGCAAATCGGATAAGACAATATGCTGACAGTTCATATACTAGATACAGAGCCAATACAATAGCAAGAACTGAAACACACAATGCGGCATCATTTGCAAATCAAAAGATAGCTGAAAGTCAAGCTATACCTAATTTGAAAAAACAGTGGTCAACCACGCAAGACGATAGAAGCAGGGATATTCATTTGGCAGTTAATGGACAAAAAGTAGGATTAGATGAGGATTTTATTGTAGGTGGTATGCCTATGAGTTATCCAGGAGACCCAAGAGGTGGTGCAAAAAATGTTATAAATTGTAGATGTGTCCTGTTATATATAACAGATGATGACGAAATAATATAAACCCGTCCAAATTTTACAAAAACCCTTTAAAAAACAATAACAATAAAAAAAAAATAACACAATAAAATCAATGACATACAGATGTTTGGTGTTTTATTGTTTAAAAAAATTAAACTTTTATGTTATACTGTTAGTATAAGTAATATAACCAAGGAAAAGGAAAAAAAATGACTCAACTTACTACTCTTACTCTTACTCCCCAACAACTTAGGGTTCTAAGGTCGCAACTCACTCAAAGTGTTTCTGTTAGCCAACTTACTAGCCCAAGGTTTCAAGGTTCTGTTCTTCAACAAGTTCTTACTCTTGTTCAAGGTCAGTAATATTAATTTAAAAAGGAAAAGGAAAAAAAATGAATATAAAAAAAATGGAAAGATATAAAAATGGAATACTTAAATTTGAAAATGGTTGGTATCATTTCAACAATAAGTATGGTGAAAAGTATCAAATTTGCAAAGAAGAGAATGATAAAGGTTGGTCAATCTCAGAACATAAATCTGGCGATGGTTTTAATTGGACTATAATTGACAAAAGCCCTACTCTTGCAAATGCTATCTGGAAGTGTAAGTCTGGAATGGTGGGTCTTAAATTTTAATGGTCAAGGGGCAGTACCAAAAATCTGCCCCACTTAACCAGGGAAAAAAAATGAAGTTAACAAAAAAATATTATATAGATGAAATTGTAAAACTTTTTGCATCTTCAAAAAATCATAAATTAAAAGATTATGAAATAAAAAAGTTGCATAGAGATACTAAAGAGGAATTAATAATAATATTAAAGTCAGTTAGAGAAATTAAAAACTACAAGGAAGAAAAATGTCATACAATATAAAAAAACTTACCGATAAATATGGGGAACTTACTAAACAAGAAATCAAGTACTTAAGGACTTGCAATAATCTTGAAAAGTGGGAAACCAAACACACTATTTCTTTTAATAAACTTAAAAAACTCCGTGCTCAAAAAAGAAGGTTTGAAAAACAAGTAAGCATATTAGAATTGCTTATCAAATTCGGTGGGTTTAAATAATGGAAAAGTTCATACGTACAAAATTGGCAACTTGGCAATTACCTATAAAAATGCAAATACAACATTACATAGATATTGCCAAAGAAAGTGGGCATAATCTACCAAGGGAAGAAGCTAAGAAGATGGTTAATGAAAGTAAAAAACAAGAGATATGGATTAATGACAAATACCAAGTTAATATATTAAGAGGTAAAGATTGTGACCAATATGTTCATATAGAAGAATATAAAGGTAAATGTGATTATATTTCTATAAAAACACTTGACAAAGAACCTATACACGATTGGAGGGATTTTCAACAAATAAAGAATGAGTTATGTGGAGAAGATAGAGAAGCCCTTGAAATATATCCAATGGAAGAGAGATTGGTTGATACAGCTAATCAATATCACTTATGGGTATTACCAAAAAATGCAGGTGTACCATTTGGTTTTATGGAAAGGGAAGTAAATTATAAAGAACAAGAAGGTGATTTTAATTCTATCGGTCAAAGAGGTAAAGATGAAAATTAAACTATCAAAAGAAAAAATACCAAGAGGTAGGAAAATGGTAGAGAATGAATTTATTAAAACCATAACATTAAATAATAAATATATTGGTTCTATTGTATTCCTTGAAGAAAATAAACAGTTTGCTAGTTTACTGAAAATAAATATCCAAAAAGAATATCGCAACAAGGGTATTGGAACATATATAATAAACAACTTAATAAACATTTATAAAGAATTTAAAGTTTTAGATATAAAACCTAGTGCGATAAAGTTTTGGAAAAAATGGAATGTAAAAATAAAAAGAGATTCTGAATATTGTTTTTACACAACTATTAAAAAACACTAGACCACTTGCGATAATTACACTATTATGGTAATAGTTTAGTTATGCCAATACCAAAACCAACTGGCTCTGAAACTGAACAAGCATTTATGAGTAGATGTATGGTAGACTCAGTAATGCAAAATGAATATGACAGAGGTCAAAGAACAGCTATATGTTTAGCAAGTTACAGAGATAATAAAAAGGGAGAAAATATGACCGAAGTACATATAGAAGAAGAGAACACAGAATTTAAATATTATGATAGTAATTGTGAATGGAAAGTTTATCAAGACGATGATGAAGAAGAAGATGGTAAATTTTCTGGCTATGCATCAATCTTTGGCAATAAAGATTTAGGCAACGACATTGTAGAAAAAGGTGCGTTTTCTTCTTCACTAAGAAAAAAAGGTCCGAAACAAATTAAAATGTTATTTATGCATAAAACTGACGAACCGATTGGTGTGTTTGAAAAAATGGAAGAAGATGAAAAGGGTTTAAGAGTAGAAGGTAAACTGGCACTAGGTACACAAAGAGGTAAAGAAGTATATGAGTTAATGAAAATGGGTGCGATAGATGGACTGTCAATAGGGTATAAGGTAGATGCAAAAGGTTATAACTATGATGATGATGGCAAAAAAAGAAGATTAAAGAATGTAGATTTAATGGAAATTTCGGCAGTAACCTTTCCAATGAATCCGAAAGCTAGAATTCGGAAAGTTAAAGGTGCTGAAACAACGATTCGTGACTGGGAAGATATCCTGCGAGATGTAGGACTGTCAAGAAGCGAATCAAAAATGGGTGCAAAAGCACTGACCAAGGCACTAACACAACGAGAGGTTGATGATGTGATGCCAGACTTAATACAATCAATTAATAACTTAACAAAAATAATAAAGGAGTAATTATGTCAGAAGTTGACCATAATTTAGTTAAGTCAGCGATTGAGGAACAGGGTAAGGCATTTGAAGAATTCAAAGCAACCAATGACCAAAGAATTGCTGATTTAGAAAAAAAAGGTTCTACTGACCCACTTGTTGAAGAAAAGTTGGCAAAGATTGAAAAATCCCTTGACTCATTAGAAGATGTAAATCAGAAAATGACTCAACACACCAAGCAACAAGAACAAGTTGATGAAAAACTTGCAACATTGGAATCTATGATAAAAAGACCAAATGTTGATGGGAATGCTGAACAAGTAGAAAAAAAAATTGCTATCTTTGATAGATGGCTTAGAAAAGGTAAAGAAAATCTTGCCCCAGATGAAATCAAAGCATTAACTGTTTCTGATGACACACAAGCTGGTTTTCTTGCACCACCAGAATATATGAGAGAATTGTTAAAAACTTTAACAGAAATCTCTCCAGTTCGTTCTCTTGCTAGAGTAAGAGCAACTTCGCAGAGAAGTGTTCAAGTTCCTGTAAGAAGTGCAACATTTTCTGCACAGTGGACAGCTGAAACTGGTACAAGAAGTGAAACAACTGGTTATACAACTCAGTTGGAAGAAATACCTTGTCACGAGCAATATGCTCTTGTAGATATTTCAGAACAAGAACTAGAAGATTCAGTATTTGATTTAGAAGCAGAAATGCAACAAGAATTTGCGACACAGTTTGCAAAAGCTGAAGGTAATGCAATGACTGTTGGTGACAAAATCAATAAACCAGAAGGATTTACAACTAATGTTGGAGGTTCTACTGCTGGAGGAAGTGGTGCAGTTACTGCTGATACACTTTTAAATTTAGTTCACTCAATAAAAACCCCATATAACCAAAATGCTACTTTAGTATTTAACAGAAATACTTTAGCCGAAATTAGAAAGCTAAAGGATACTGCAGGTCAATATGTATTCCAACCAGGAATGATGCTTACTGCTGGAACTCCAAATACTATATTAGGTTTCCCTTATGTGGAAATGCCTGATATGGCAGATGTTGGTTCAAGTGCAGTTTGTATCGTGTTCGGAGATTTT